TCGATGTTATCTTGTTCCGAAGGATTATTTCCGTGTAAACTACGAGATGCTACTTTTTCAATTGGAATATCTTGAACAGGGATATCTTTTGTAATATCTAATAATTGCCGAAGAGTAACTTTTTTTACATTATTTTCCCACGAATCTTCCAATCCTTCATTTCGAAACTCTTTATTTACATCCCCATAATTTCTGCCCGCATCATATCCGCCTTGATTAGCAATTTGAGTTAATGTAGCACTTCCTCCTTCGACAAACATTGCTGCCAAATCACTTCTCTGATGTACTACATTCAATGCTTTATCACATGCATATAATTTTTCTTCAGGAGTGTCAGCATTAAATATTTTAGAATATATGTTTTTTAATGGATTTAGTCCATAATCACTTAATAACCAAGAACCATCTTTTGCGGTAAAATAGGTAGTCATCCAATCATCCCACTGTTTATCAGTAAATGTAATACCATTTTCGTCCAATTCATCTCGAACATCATATGGAGTATGTCCCATCATTCCTGTACATGCATCTAAACGAGCAATATTAGTTAATATTTGGTCGGCAATTTTATCAATATCATTTTCATTAACTTTATTATATTTTCCAAATATCAACCATGTTTTTTTCAATAAACTAGCTGATACAGTTTTCCATGGAACTCTACCTATACCTTTACTATTTTTTAGTAACATTGCTAAATCTATTAACTGGGCATCACGCCTTTGCATAAAATCTTCTGCTACATCATAATCTTTATCTTCAGTAATTGGCTTATTCACATATTGCAATCTTCTTTTCAATTCATTGTCAAATATTCTGTATTGATTTAAAGAATATAATGCTGCTGTCTTATCTTCATATTTAGAATAAAACTTCATCATTCGTGCTTCTTTATCTCTCATTGATTTTAAATTATCCATGGATAATTTTGAGAAGTCCCAATTTCCGTTAGTAGGTTTTCCAGTACGTGAATTCTTATGTAATGCATCAGGAGAGGGAAATCTTGATTTAACATTTTTTAAAGAGACTTCATCTACATCTTCCATTTGTCTCATGCTGTCAATTTGAGTCTGATAAAAGTTTGGGTCGGAACAAGCATTAGGACCCCAAGAACTAGGGTCAAATCCTTCTTTAACGTCTGAAGAATTATATGATTTGAATAATTTTTCACCTTTATCTGTTGTCGAAGAGGTGGACATCTTTGCGTTGGGAAATTCTTTTTTTATAATATCCAACATCAATTTAGCAATATGATTTCTTTGCCATCCAGATCTAACGGTAATCATATCTATGAAAATATGTTCAGGATTGGATATGCCTTCCAAAACTCCTAAAATATGTTCTGTTCCTGGTTTTTGAAATTTCTTTTTCCAAATATCAGTAATAGGATTTCCTCCACTATGAAAAGTTCCTCTTGGTACCATTAAGTATGGAATTTTTCCGGATTCCATATCCTTTGCTGATTCCTCTGAATCCATAAAATATACTAATGAAAACCCATCTTGAAAAAATCCACCAGTATCTTGACGTATAAATACTATATTATTTTTAACATCTTCAACGGAAAGACTACGTAATGTTTTATCATTCATCATAGCGGACTTACCTTGCAACTGAATATCCGATTCCTTTAAAATTTTACTATCACTGTCATATTTTACAGTCCATCTACCAACTGCTTTAGGATCTTTAGATGGATCACCCATTCCAAAACCTTCTTTCACTTCTGAAGATTCTGCGTAACTATACATGTTTTTATGAGTATAATCAGTTATCCCTCTTTTATATAAAAAATCATCAACTTTTAGTTTATCTTCATCCGATGGTTTCGTATTCCATAAAACACTTTTTCTACCTGCTAAATATCTCCAATTATTTCCGTTAATTCCAGATATCATTCCATAATCTCCATGCATCTTTGTTTGTGCATTATCTACAGGGATAGCTTTAACATCACCACCATAGGTTGAACCAAGGTAATCTATATTTATACCTTCAACTACAGTCATACTTGCATCATATACCTTTGTAATAGCGTCTTTTAAGTTCTTAATATATCCTTTAGAGCGAAGTATTTTAAAAACAATGTTTTCTGTACTTAGTTCACCCCTTGTATCAAGACCATATTGTCGAAATGCGTCAAGATATTTTTTACATTCCTTCATTTTCTCAGTATCACCACCTTGAATGCAAATATCAACGTAATTCTTCATCCTGTCATAAATTGATTGAATAAGCGGTTTATTTATATTAGGATTTTCTAATACAGGTTTTCTTACCCATTGATCTTTTATGAGAGAGTAAATCCCTGTAACATGTGGTTTTGCATCACTTGAATTTTGAAAGTTAATTTCTACTTTATGTCCTTTAACTGAAATATGATGTTGATTGTTCCATTGTGAAGATGCGTCTTTAACTACATTAGATACCGTTTCAGATGGAATTTGAAGTTTAGTATAGTCTATTAAAATATGTATATCTGCATCACTATCTATAGTCCAGTTATAATTTGCGATTGACCCCATTAAGGATATATCAATAATAGGTGCTTTAAAATCTGTCTTTTCATAAAAATCATATGCTATCCTTAATAAGTTAATCCTAACTTTTGGATCCAAATGTTGATTCTCATCCCATAACACCGGACATAATGTCTTGTTATAAATTTGAAACGATGATTCATCAATACAATTGTTTAGTTCTCGAATCTCATCTAAATTTACTGCCATCATGGTTCCACCCGGCTCTTGCTTATTATATTTTTCTTCTCCACCTACAGGAAGATCAGTCTTAATGAATTCATTTAAACTATCATCAATTAATTTCTTAAGATCCTTATTCATATGAATGTTACTTATAAAATCGTTTTACAATCTCCGTAATAGAAGTAGGATATGCTATATCTTCTAAAGATTCTATACTCTTCTCATATCTTTTAGAATAATGCAGAATTCCAAATCCACCTTGCGTATTCCATTGTGTGATATTAGAGTCCTTATCATCCACTAAAATACTAAATTTATTTGAAAACTCTTGCTTTAACTTACTGTTATTAACTATAAATATATTAGATTTCTTAATTGAAGGTATATTGTTTTTCAACCATATCAATTTACCTTTTTCAATTATTGAACTCTTAGTTACATCACTACTACCAGTAGAAGATAAAATACATACTTTATCAAATAACTTTGACGCAGTATAAAATAACTCCTTGCCTCCATTAATCCATTCTAAATTGGACCAGAAATGTAAAACTTTTTCAGGATTATAAACGCCAAGACTTATATTCTTATTAGGATTATTGTTCGGATCATGAAAATTAATTTCTTTTACACCACTCTTCAAATTTGTCGAACCACCTATGAAATCAACCAATACTCCATCTAAATCCAAATAAACTGTATATTCTTTATTTTTCATTTATAATAAATTGACATTTAAATTATTTTGGAGTATACTGGAAGTACTTCAGGAAAAGAAATTAATAACCAAGTAAAAGAAAAGTAAATGATATGAAAGAAAGGAGAAAAGAAAAAAGAGTACATTAAATAAAATTCTCCTTTTGAAAAGGATTAATTAATTCATTAGTATGATTCTCTGGTCCTTTTTTTGGCGGGTTTCGTTTAGATTTTGGAGCAGGTTTTTTCTTCAAAATAGAGGTAATATAATTTTCTGTAGTATCTTCTGTTCCAAGGATTTTAATAGCATTCTTCAATTCAGATGTTGCCTGTTCAATTGTATATGTTTTCATATTCAATAATGCCATTATGGTATCCATAATGGCAGGATTAGTTGATCCAAATACAACTTTACTTACATAATCAGAAGTTGAATCAGACTCGCCCATCTCCTTTACTTTAGAATTAACAAGTTCCTTTGCTTGAGTAAAATTAATTCCTAACATTTTCTGGACTTGTAAAATTGCACTTTGTGAATTTACATTAATCTTTCCGAAACTATCAAGTTTTATTTTTAATTCCGGAAAATGTTCAAAATATTTTATGTCTGATAATTCAGATACTAGTGATTCTTGTTGGGATTTATTCGACTTTATAAATATATTGTATAATCCATCTTGATCAAGATGTGAATTCATAAATTCCCCTCTCCCAACACGCAATTTACCATAATCAGTGCTATTTTTATCAAAAGTGCCATTAATTACTTCTAATCCCAATCCCACTTTATCTTTTGCTTTAAATTCCATCACACCTTTTCGACGGATACATGCATATAATGATGGGGCAAGTTCATTTAAATTCTGATCAACTTTCTCATATTTAAAATAAAAAGATTCAAGTTTTCTGTTGGACTGTTTCATAAATAATCCAATATTCATCCCAGTATAACTAGGACTTCTTGGATTAACTTGATCATCATAAAACTTAAGAATATCTCCGGATTTCCATTCATTATCCTTCAAGTTTTTATCAGCATTCTTAACAAGAGCATATATTATATTCTCATGTTTATTCCATTTCCATAATACTCTCATTAACACTTTTTTATTACTTCCACTTAATAATAAATTAGTTCCTCCACCTTCTGTCACTTCAATAGTATATTTTCCAGGAAATTTATTATACAAACTTGCTAATTGATATACGAAATCTTTACTATCTTTTACATCATGTGTCAAATCAGCAGTATTTCTAAATTTTTTATTTTTATCTGTTGTATTAGACTCTTCATCAATTCCTGTTTTAGGCATTGGATTTTTTGGAATATGGGTATATGATAGTGGATCTTTAATTTTATTACCCTGTGGGTCAAATATAGGTTCACTTGGTTCGTATCTTGGTTGTTTATCGTTTAAATTGGAACCTGCAATATGTAACCATTCAGGGCTTGTTACAGCAGGTTCATCCCATGATTTAGGAAGTTGATATGTTCCGTCACTTTGTTTATGTGAAAAATACGGAGCAGTATCAGGATCACGCTTAACTCTATATACAATGAGTTCAATTACTTTTGCAACAATATCCATTAAATCTGTTGCCACAACATTCCTATTTTTAGGAGTCGTATTAACAGGTTGAATTGCTACTTCAAAAATATGTTTCAATCCATTCGCATCTCTCAAAATTGCCTTATTAAAAGCACCTGCACTAACATAAGGAGAATTTGAAATATTTTCTAAGTACTTATTATTCATATGTTTCAATTAATTCATTACCCTTGGTAATGAATCGGGATTCTGTAAAAGTTTATATGTGAAATCATCATTTATAAATATAGCATAAGAACCTGTATATGTCAATATTCTATTGAATTGGACCAACAAAGACATCAACTTATTTTAATAAATAAAAATGCCACCTTAAAGGTGGCATTTTTGAGTGATTTTAATTATTTATTACGCACTTGGGAAAGATGCTCCAGTTGGCATAACATTAAAGTCAAGTATAATAAACTCAGCAGATTTTGTAGGTTTCAACCATATTTGACCATATAGTATATTTCTATCAACTAGGTCTGGAGTATTATTACTTTCATCCATTACAACTTGGAAAGCATACAATCCATTACGTTGTTGAACACTCTCTAAGTATGGGTTGACAATTGCCAAGAACTTATTACGAGTTGCGGCAGTGTTTTGCTCGAATACCAAGAAACGTGCAGTAGATGCGAAGAACTTTTTAATTTCAATAAGCAATCTACGAACATTGATACGATCAAGTGCCGATGCCTTTACTTGAAGTGTTTTTTGACCCCAAGCAACAATTCCTTGACCTGGGAATGCTGCGATAGGATTTACACGTCCTTCGTAAAGAGTATCACGTTCAACGTGTGTTGTACGATCCGTCACTTGTTTTGCTTGAGTAATACCGCCACGATTCAAACCTGCAGCTGCAAACCATTCTCCTGCAACTCTGTCATTAGCAGCATAAACAGCTGGCATAACTACAGATGGAGGAACAGTTACGATTTGATTGATGTTAGTATCTTTAATCTTAATCCATGGATAATATGTACCAGCATAGCTAGTATCAAATTCACTAGCAAGATTTACTACTTCATCAATTTGACCAGCAGTTGGATTCCCATCATCTTGATACATGTCAAGAATATAGAAACAATCACCACGAGTTTCACACATTTCAACCACGAGGTTGGTAACATATGAGTGCAATGAATAGATAATTCCTGGAGTTACGATAAGATTAATATCAAACTCATCAGCATTACCAAGTGCTCCAATACATTGATTGTAAGCGATTGAACCTGCGGTTGTACTTGATGCACAGTTTAATCCTTGAGTATTACCTGCTGTTATATTTCCACCCGTATTAAATGGAATAGCTGGAGACTGTCCATCAAATCCACCTTGGAATCCGAAGATGAATTTACGCATCTTGATGTGAACAGTTTCTTTTGTAGCATCATAGATTGCTGGAACAATATTACTTGCACTAATGTAAGATCCAATTCCAACACCACTAGCGGTAATTTCTTCGTCAAGTGCAAACACCGAATTCTGACCAATAGTTGCACCTGATGGTACTGGGGCAAAATACTCAAGACTATCTCGGTATTTCTCTTGACCTGCGGAAGCAGTAGGATATAATGCAGTTAATTCTGCATCAGCTCCAGATGGAATACCTGTAAAGTTAATTCCAGATGGATATTTTCCTGGAAGTAATCCATAAACAGATGCTTTAGTATATGCCAACGGACTACACCAGTGACCAATCGCACCATTTACAGGTGTTGCATATGCTTGGAATCCGTAAGGAACAGATGTAATTGGATACGGATTAGTTGACATTTCAACACGAATATGTTTGCTTAGATTGTCATACGTTCCAAATTCAATTATTTTTCCATCATATCTAATATAATTGTATCTATCACCTATTCTACGAGCGATAAAGTTCGGTGAAGTTGGATCAAGATTTAAATTATTGAATTGTTCAATTGTTTTTGGTTTTTTGTCGGTATCACTATAATCACGAACAGCCAATGTGAAAGTTCCCCAATCACTTCCCGCCACAGTACCTGCCAATTTGACATTGGAAACTTCAATTTTTACAGTAGTGTTTACATAAGTACCGTCATTCAATGTCCACAATTTGAAAATTGGGAAACGAGTACTTACTCCACCATTCCATGGTGATATTTTCTGAGATACAATCCATGGAGTGTAAGCATTGGTAAGTCCATA